CACGGCCACGATCATCGACAAGTTCACCGCAACAAATGTCAGTGGTAGCCCGGCCACAATCAGTGTAAACTTGGTCACAGGTTCGGACACCCCTGGCGATAAAAACTTGATCACCAAGACCAAAAGTCTAGCGGCGGCCGAGGTCTACACGTTTCCTGAATTGGTGGGGCAGATCATGCCAACAGCCTCGTTCATCTCAACGATTGCCAGTGCTGCCAGCGCCATCAACATGCGCGTCAGTGGGCGCGAAGTGACATAAGGAGCCTAACATGGCCGCATGGATGATCCCCGCAGCAATTCTTGGTAGCTCGCTTTTAGGATCGCGCGCGTCTAGCCGCGCAGCAGACACGCAAGCCGCAGCAGCAGACCGCGCGGCCGAGGTGCAGCGCGAAATTTTTGAACGACAAGTTGAGCTTGGCAAGCCCTACCGAGAGGCCGGCGAACTTGCGCTCAACAAGCTCATCCCGCTCGCAACCGAGTACACGCCGTTCGGAATGGAGCAATTCCAAGCCGATCCGGGCTATGGTTTTCGTTTGTCCGAGGGTCAGAAGGCGCTGGAGCGGTCGGCTGCGGCTCGCGGCGGCCTGCTGTCTGGCGGCACGGGTAAGGCGCTGACGCGCTACGGCCAAGAGATGGGATCGCAGGAGTACCAAAACGCCTTTAACCGCTATCAGGCCGAGCGCCAAGCGCGGCTGAACCCACTGCAATCGCTTGCCAACGTGGGCCAAACTTCGTCGCAGCAGCTTGCCGGGCAAGCCGGGCAGTTCGGGTCGAACATGGCCGAGGCCATCGGTGCCGGCGGCCAAGCCCGCGCCTCGGGCTACATAGGCACAGCAAACACACTTGGCGGCGGTCTGAACCAGTACTTGAACTACAGCCAGAACCAAGCGCAGAACGCGCTGTTGCAACAGGCGCTTGCCCAGCGCGGCGCCGTCGGTGGTTTTGGCGGCGGGGGCCAGATGGACGAGCTTCGTGGCTACGGTGTGTTTGGATAAGGACTGATCATGGCACTTGTCAACCCTCAGATCGCGATGTCGTACCGTCCTACGACGGAGTACCAGCCGCGTAACGCGCTGGCCGAGTACGCACAGCTTCAGCAGATCGTCGGCGGGCAGCGCCAGGCTGAAGTCACGGACATGCAGCTTGAATCCTTGCGCCGAAAAGACCGAGCCATAAGCCAAATTCAAGCTGTAGCGGCAAAGAACGGCGGCCCGACTGACCGCCGCCAAATCGCAAGAGCGTACATGCAGTCAGGCGTCCCAGAATTTATGCAATTTGGTTTGACGCTAGAAAAAGATTTGGATGAGCTAGACGCCTTCCAAAGAATTATGGGCGGCGGCGCCCCTGCCGCCGCCCCTGCTGCGCCTGCGCCCGGCGCCATTCTAGGTGGCGGCGCCCCTGCTGCTCCGGCTCCGGCACCCGCCGCTGCCGCCGCCCCGGCTGCTCCGGCTCCGGCTCCGGCTCCGGCTTCGGCGCCCGCCGTACAAAGGTCTGGGACAGCAAAAGAAATTTTCGACGAGTACGGCGAGGACGCAGCTAGATTTTTTGAGGAAAAAGGGTATTTTGTACCTGGCGCATTTACTCGGCTGGCTGACCAACCGCGCGTAAACCCCGAAGTTGCCGCGAGGGCTGCTGAAAGTGCTGCTTTGACTGAGCAGTTTGTTAAAGACATGAATGCGGAGGGCGCGCGGTTTCGGGCTGCTCTTAATTCACCGCCCGCCGCGCCTGCCGCGCCTACCGCCGCCGCGCCTGTTGCCAACGTGCTGGCCGCTCAGCAGGGCGCTACGCCGCCGGAAAACGTCAACCAGTTGGCTTCTGCTGGCGCTGCTGCGGCCGTAGACCCTACTGCCGCACTTCGCGCTAAACGAGATCAGCTTATCGCGCTTGGAACTCCTCGCGCGCTACAAGCCGCTAAGTCTTTGGACGCGGACATTGCTTTGATGGCTAAACGCATCACTGCTTCGCCCGGCTCAGTTGTGTACGACTCTAACGGCAGAGTAATCGCCACAGTGCCGGCAGCACCGACTGCACCAAGAATTGACGTAATCGGTGTTGTCAAGAATACTGACACCCCCGTTTATTTTGACAAAGACACCCGCCAACAGTTTACGATTGGTGTGGACGCATCTGGTAAGCAAGTTCAAGTGCCCTACACCGGCGCGGTAAACAGATCGACTAGCACCGTCACGGCGCCTGTTGATGTCAGGGTGAATGCGTTTGTGCCCGCCAGCGAAACCGCGCAGGCCGAATACATGAAAGGCGCAAGAACCACGTTTGAGGCACTAAGAAACGCGCAGCCAACGCTTGACAACATTGAAAAAGCTAAGGCTCTTGTGCCGGGCGCGCAAGGGTTTATGGGCACCGGGGGTGAGCCGCTTCTGGCCGCCGCAAGTTTCCTTAACAACCGACTCGGAACTTCCATCAACACCACCGGCGTTACGGACGCTCAAGAACTGCGGTCAAGGTTGTTTTTCGGCATTTTGGATAACCTTAAAAAGTTGGATTCTCAGCCGTCGCAACAGCAGCAAAACGCGCTGCAACAAGCCTTGGGTAGCATCGGAACAGACCCGACGGCTCTGCCTAGAGTGCTTGATGCTTTTGCCGACAGTATCCGTACAAAAGTTGAGTTGTACAACCAAGACGTTACTAGCGCAGAGCAGCGCGGCGTTAAGTTTCCGTATAAACCACAAATTCAGTTGAAACCGCCTAGCTCGCCCGGCGCGGCGTCGGCCGGGCAAATTCCTACGGGAGCGCAAGCCATCCCGCAGGCGGCAATTGACCGCCTTAAGGCTGGACAAGGCACCGACGCGCAATTTGACGCAATTTTTGGGGCTGGCGCAGCTAAACGTGTAAGGGGGCAGTAATGGCGACAAATCCGTTTGCCGAATTTGCTGCGCCGGCGGCGCAACCAAACCCGTTTGCGGAATTTGCTGCCCCGCCCCCACCCCCATCGTCGGGCATCCCTGGCCCACGCCAGCCGGGCGCGCTAGCGGCCTTTGGTCGTCGTGCGGCGTCGCTGGCCGACGTTACGCTGGGCGGCGTGATTCCTGCGGTGGTGCAGCAAGTCGGCTACCCGTTGGCGCGTATTGGCCGCACGCCAGAAGAAGCTCAAGCTGCTACGCAGGCTATGGTCCGTGCGGTAGATCAGCCGTTTGGCAAGGCTTTTGGCGTCGCTAACACGCCTGAGTACCAGACAGAAGCTGGCCGCCAATTGATAGACTTCATCGGCCAGAACGTCCAAAAAGGCGCCAAGTGGATTTCTGAAAGAACAGGCGTGCCTGTTTCTGACGTTGAGAACATGATCGGGTCGGCTGCTGTCGCCGCGCCCAGAGTTGCCGCGCCCGTTGCGCGAGAAGTTGCGGCGGTTGCCGCGCCTGTAATTCAAGACGTCAAGGCCGGCGTCACCATGCCGTTTCAGCCGCAGCTTCAGGCGCGGCGCGAGCGCCTATCGTTAGAGGACTATCAAAGAGGGCCGCAGATTGAGGCCGCTAAGGACGCGCAGCGGCTCGGGTTGGCGCTCAACCCCGTCGATGTTAAATCCTCGCCCGGCACGCGGTTTACCTCAATGGTCGCAGGGCCGCAAGGCGCCGAGGCAATCGCAACCTCGAACATCCCCCGCGTTCAGCAGGTTGGCCGAAAAGAGATGGGGTTGCCTCCCACAGCGCAGCTTAATGGCCCTGACGCATTTAATACAGCGCGGTTTAAGGTTGCCGGGCCGTACGAAGAAGTCAAAAAGCTGCCGGTTCAGCAGGCAGATCAGTTTGTTGTTGAAGGGCTGGAGCGGCTGCGGCCAAACCAAGCGTTGATCGGAAAAGAAACCACGGCCACGGCCATTAACTCTTTGATCGACGATGCACTGACCAAAACGCAAGGCGGTCTGAACGGCGCGCAGTTGCTGGACAACATCAGCAGCTTGCGCGCAGACGCGCAAAAAACGCACAGAAGCCTTAGCGCCACGCCAGCGCAAATCGACCTAGCCAACACGCAGTTGGCAATCGCAAGCCAGTTGGAGTCTATGCTGGACTCCAGCATTTCTAACCCGAGACTGTTGGGTCAGTGGCGCGATGCGCGCCAGAAGATGGCGCGGATTTACGCTTACGAAGGGGCAACGGATTTCAACACCGGCCTCATCGACATCAAAAAACTTGCAGACATTACAGCAAAAGACAACGCGCTGACCGGCGACATCGCGGCGCTTGGCCGCGTGGCCGGCAATTTCCCCGGCGCGTTTAGCACAACGGTTGAAACGCCGTGGTATTCCAGGCCAACGGTTAGCCGGGCAGGGCCGGCTGGCACTGTCGGCGCGTTGACGGCTGCGGGTTTAGGCGCGGGCTGGGAGGTCGGCCTACTGGCTGGCGCCGGCGCGGCAACGGCGGGCTATCTCGGCAGTAGACTCGCCGCGAACAGGCTCGCTTCGCCGGGCTACCAGGCTGGGCTGAACATCCGCGACATGCGTATCCCCGTGGCCGAGCCGCCGCTTGGGCCGACCATTCCGCAGAGCCAAGCCGTCGTTCCGTTTGACCCGCGCAACGCGCTGGTGCAGCCTGCCGACATCATTGGCTACGCCAGCGATGGCACGCCGATCACCGCGTCGCAGTTGTCCAACCGGCCCAACTTCGTCATGGTGCCTGAGCGTTACGGCCCGCAAGTGTCGCCCGTGGCGCCTGACTTGGCTCGTGCTCTGCCCGCCCCTAGCGCCGAGGGGACGATGAATGCGCTGCGTGCGGAGCAGCAGCGCGCTGCCGGCATGTCCCGCACTCTCGGCCAGCAGGCTGAAGCGCAGCAGGCCGCAGCCGAAGCAGCAGCGCGGCGGCCGACTGCTGGCGAGACTATTCTTGACTTTGACCCGGTCACCGGGCGCTTTCGCACTGAAAGTCAAGGCTTGCCTGGGGCGACGCCGGCCACGTTCCAAGACTTTGGCTCGTCGCTCAAGTCGGCCGCCGACAAGGCTACTGCCGGGCGCATGTTCGACATGACCGCTGCGGAAAAGGTGGCATGGAGCAAGACCAAAGTTGATCTGGCTGAAGTTGCGCCAGGCTTTAAGTCGCTCAACGACAAGGCCATCGCCGCCAAGATGATGGACCGCCAGTGGGTGGTAGAGACGGCGCAGAAGGCCCGTGACCAAGCGCAAGCCTTTGAGCAGATCGCTGCTCGCGCCAAGGACGCGCAAGCTCGCGCCAAGGCGATGGCCGACCGCGAGCGCATGATGGACTTGGCAGACAACCTACAGGAAGGTCTGAGCGGCGCGCGCCCCGACGTGTCGGGCAAGCAGCAGGGGCCGAAGACCCGCGAAGCTATCCGCAATCGCCTGCGCGGCGGCGACAACACAAACGCCCTTGCGCGCTGACCGCAATTAGCTAGAATCCACCAAGGACTAAGACATGGCCTCACTCTCTCCGCCGCCAAAGCTACAGTTTTTCGGGACTGATGGGTTGCCTCTTGTCGGTGGCAAGCTGTACACCTACGCGGCGGGCACGACCACGCCGATCGCC